CAACCTTCTATATTATATTCATTTTCAGAAACTAAACAAAGAAAGACTTGGCGTAAAATATGAAAGCAGTATTGAGTAACAGAATCTTCATGGAAGTAAGTCCTGCTTTGCAGTCTAAACTTGATGATGAACTTACATATGCTATACCGCCAAGGAATCCTTTGGATCCGCCTTTCATAATCAAAAATATGGGAGTAGTTCGAAAGGGTTTGATTACCCTCCCTAGTGGAAGAACGGATTTAATACCAGATGATTACGATATAGTCGATAAACGAAAGTTATCGCCCATAGATCCTTTTGACTTTAAGTTTACTTTACGACCATCACAACAGACGGTCTATGACGATGTTAATGATAGTTGTATAATTAACGCTTGGGTTAGTTGGGGAAAGACATTTACTGCGTTAGCTATCGCAAATAAACTTCAACAGAAAACATTGATAGTAACACATACAATATCGTTACGGTCGCAGTGGGAAAAAGAAGTACAAAAAGTCTTTGGAATTACACCTGGTATCATAGGTAGCGGAAGGTATGAAATAGATGCTCCGATTGTTATAGGGAATGTGCAAACTCTATATCGTAGAATGAAAGAGATTAGTGATGTTTTTGGCACACTTATTCTCGATGAAATGCACCATGTATCCAGTCCTACATTTACTAGGATTGTTGATGCAAGTAAAGCAAGGTACAAGATAGGCCTTACAGGTACGATGGAAAGAAAAGATGGTAGGCATGTCATCTTTCGTGACTATTTTAATACGAATGTTTACAAGCCACCCAAAGAAAACTATTTAGTACCAAAAGTAAATATTGTAAAGTCTGGAGTACGATTTCCAGATGGAGCAAAAACACCTTGGGCTGCAAGAATAAATGCGATTGCTTATAATTGGGAATACCAAAATATGATAGCACTACTCGCCGCAAAGTATGCTGCACAAGGACATAAAGTATTAGTAGTATCTGATAGAGTTGATTTTCTAAAACAATGTAATAGATTGATTGGAGATAACTCTATATGTGTTACTGGACAAGTACCACATGAAGAAAGACCTGCTATGATTAAACAGATATTTGATGATAAAGATATTCTTTGTGGAACACAGAGTATTTTTTCAGAGGGACTATCTGTAGACTGTTTGAGTTGCATAATTTTAGCAACTCCAATAAATAACGAACCCCTTCTTACACAGTTGATTGGTCGTATAATAAGAATTTATGAGGGTAAACCTCAACCTACCATCGTTGATATTCACTTTGAAGGTAAAACTGCTAGACGACAGGCAAATGCAAGATTGGGTTACTATATGAAACAAAGCTATGAAGTTGAGACGATTTAACATTCGAAAAACAGTTCTTGACAAATGCTCAATATTTTGATATAATGATATTCTACGATTGGAAAAAGATAAGAACTCAGACCAACGGAAAAGTTGGTGATATAGTTTCTATCCTCTATATTCTGACATATAAGAAAGAGCCTCCAATCAATAGAAAGGATAGGCGCTTTAAGTATTGGACTAAAAGTTTTCATGGTAAAAGCTTTTTACTCAATCCTGAAGCATTGCTTATTCAAAGAAATAGATACTCAGATGTTGAGATTGCGCAGTATGCTGGTATCGCTTCATTGCGTAGTTATTTTGAGTATCAAAGTAAAAAAGATACCACACTAGACTTGCTGTTCTATACTGGAAAGCAAGAGATATTAACCAATAACAGATTACTACGAGTAGAGAAAGGTAGAATCCATTTTTTATTCGAAGAAATCACAGATAATAAGGAACTAAAATGGCATTAACATTTAATAAATTAAAGGGCGAAGCCCAAAAAGGAAAAATTGAATCTTATACTTATGTAGAAGGAGACAATGTAGTCAGAATGGTTGGTGATGTATGTGCAAGATATGTCTACTGGCTAAAAGGCGAAAACGATAAGAATGTTCCTTTCGAGTGTCTATCATTCGATAGAGAGAAGGAAGCATTTACTAATATAGAAAAAGACTGGGTTAGAGAATATTACCCAGATCAAAAATGTACTTGGTCTTATGCAATACAATGCATACACGGTGGAAAGATTAAAGTACTAAATCTCAAGAAAAAATTACTTGAGCAAATCTTACTAGCGGCAGAAGATTTAGGAGACCCAGCAGACCCTAAAACAGGTTGGGACGTTTACTTCAAAAGAGTAAAGACTGGGCCTATGGCTTACAATGTAGAGTATCAATTACAACCTCTTAAGTGTAAACCAAGAGAATTGAATGAGCAAGAGATGGAACTCATCGCTGACCTCAAGTCAATGGACGAAGTCTTAGCTAGACCTACCCCAGACGCACAGAAAGAATTACTTGATAGAATCAGAGCAGGTTCTTCAAACTCTGACGCTGATGAAAGCATAAATGAGGAGTTTGACATCTAATGATTGGTGTAGGAGATAAATTTCCTGAGTTTGAACTTACAGGAGTTAGTGGTAATCAGAGCAATCTCAAAGAAGATTGGCCTGACGCAGACCACGATTTCATTACCGTGAAAAGTTGGCAACTCAAGGATTGGTCAGTAATTTACTTTTATCCAAAAGATTTTACATTTATTTGTCCTACTGAAATAGTAGGCATGGATAACTTAATGTCTGAAACTGATGAAGTTTATGGCATAAGTCCAGACAACGAATATTGTAAATGGAACTGGAAATGTGAACAAGGTGACCACACGGATTTATATGGAACAACCCACCCTCTTCTAGCAGATTGTAATAATGTGTTAGCAGAAGAACTGGGAATAGTTAACGAAGATGAAGGAGTACCTTACAGAGCAACTTATATAGTTGACCCTGAAGGAGTTATACAGCATTTATCAATTAATGCTCTCAACACAGGGAGAAATGCAAACGAAATATTAAGAACTCTACAAGCATTAAAAGCTGGAGGGTTAACTGGGTGTGAATGGAATCCAGGAGATGATTTCGTAGCATGATTTTATTTACTGCAGATTGGCATATTAAGTTAGGACAAAAGAATGTTCCTATCGCATGGGCTTGCACCCGTTATAAATTGTTTTTTGAAAAGATTTATGAATTAGAAAAAGATGTCAACCTGCATATCATAGGTGGGGACTTGTTTGATCGAGTCCCTTCTATGGACGAGTTAACACTCTACTTTGACTTTGTAAAAGGTGTTACTGTGAATACTATTATATTTGATGGTAACCACGAAGCTACAAGAAAGCACAAAACATTTTTTACAAATTTAAAAAGAGTTACAGAAGAACTCAATCCAAAAGTAAAAGTTATAACAGAAACTTTCTACCTTCATGATTGGGCGATTCTACCCTATGCTGACTTACATAGAAAAAACAGTATAGAAGATATAGATGATGTAGATTATTTATTTACTCATGTAAGAGGAGAGATACCTCCTCATGTCACACCAGAGGTAGACTTAGAAAGGTTTGACAAATTTAAAACAGTATTTGCAGGAGATTTACATGCACACGAGAATACTCAAAGAAACATAGTATATCCTGGAAGTCCTATGACAACATCATTTCATAGAAATGTAGTAAAGACAGGTTATCTTCTTATAGATGATGATTGGTCTTGGACATGGCATGAATTTGATTTACCACAACTATTAAGAAAAACAGTATCAAGTACAGAAGAAATGGTACAAACAGAGTGGCACCACACTATATATGAAGTAGAGGGTGATGTATCAGACTTGAGCGGGGTCAAAAATTCTGACCTACTGGACAAAAAAGTAATAAAACGAAAGACAGAAGCCACTCTCATATTGGACAAAGAGATGACGATAGAAGAAGAATTAGCAGAATATTTGTCATACATATTAGAATTAGAAGAACAGAAAGTTAAAAAAATTATAGGAGTATTTAGTGATAACTCTCGAAAAGCTAACATGGAATAATTGCTTTTCGTATGGCAGTGATAATGTCATAGATTTGCAAAAGAACACATTGACACAACTTATCGGTACAAATGGTGCTGGTAAGTCTTCTATACCTCTAATTTTAGAGGAAGTTCTTTTCAATAAAAATTCCAAAGGTATCAAAAAAGCTGACATAGCCAATAGGCAAGTCAATAATGGTTATGATATAAGTCTGGACTTCTCCGTAAACGAAGACCAGTACCACATTGATGTATCTCGTCGTGGAAGTATTAAATGTAAATTACTTAAAAACGGTGAGGACATTTCAAGTCATACAGCTACAAATACCTACAAAACAGTAGAAGAAATAATAGGTATCGATTTTAAAACATTTTCACAAATCGTGTACCAAAACACCAATGCAAGTTTACAGTTTCTTACGGCTACCGACACAAACCGTAAGAAATTTTTGATTGATTTATTACAGTTAGATAAGTATGTATCTTACTTTGAACTATTTCGTGAGCTTTCCAAAGATGTTGGGTCGCAGATTTCACGAGTAGATGGGAAAATTGCAACTATTGAAAAATGGTTAAAAGACAATAAATTAGAAGATACGACACTATTATCAAAAATGGATTTACCAAAATATTCGGAAGAAGATGGAAAAACTTTACGGCAGTTACAAATAGAGTTTGAAAATATCTCCGAAAATATCAAAAAAATTAATCAAAATAATTATTACAGAAAAGAGTTGGAATCCATAGATGTTCATGAATTTAGAAGGCTACTAAGTGAGAATCCTGACTTAATTGATACAGCTCCCTATCTTACAGGACTAGGTAGTTGGAAGTCAGAAGC